TGTAATATGATCAAATATAATTGTAGAAGTAACATCAATAGGTACCTCTGAAACTAATTCAAATCTTAAGATCTTTGAATTAGAATCTCCACCAATAAAAAAGGCTTGATCTGCAGAAGCAGAATAAGTATATGTTTTATCTCCTATTCTAGCATCAAATTGATCAATGTCACCTAAATGATATGATACTTCGTTACTAGCTCTTCGCCATTCTTCAAATGAATTCGTTGTTAATACTTTACTTTCGTTATTCGCCATTATTTACTCGCAATATTTTTTAATAGTTTTTTAATTTCTTTCATATCTTCTTTAAGGCCTTCAATGTCTGCAGATTGTTGTTCATCTAATTTTATTTTTTCTATCTGAGCCAACCTAGCTTCATATGCATTACTATTAGTATTTATAATAGCTTGTGAACTTAAATCTCTAACTAAATCTGGATTATCTTCTACTTTTAATGTTTTCTTTGCCATTATTATTCCTATGTTGTAGCTATAGCTCTAAGATCTGTGACTGTTGGAATATTTGAACTGTTACTAGATCTAAATACAATCTTAATACCAAAGGCTCCAAATTTATATCCGACACTATCTTTTATTGGATCAATTGCATAATGTACATCCGAATAGATTCCATTATCATTTATTGGTATCGAATTATCAGATGTAGCAAGGACCCAATCCATTGTATTAAAATCATCTTCATTACCAGATTCTTGTGCTCTATAATAAACATCAAGACTTGAACCTGTTGGTCTATTAACACCAATGTATATATCAAGTAAATCTGCCGCTTCGGCTAGATCAACTTTACGTGTAATATATTTAGATATTGCTGTTCCACCAGTACCGCTTGTTTCTGCAACCAATCTACTATTTGCACTATAGTCTGCTGCCGTAGCAGAAGGATCATTAATTCTATTTAAGGCACAAAGAACGGCAGTACCATCTATATCAATAACCGGAGAAATAAAATTATTTCCTCCATTATCTAATACTGCTCTTAATATACAAGTTTTACCTGTACTATTTTCTGTTTCTGTTGTAGGACCGGCAATTGATTGAACTCCTGGAGTTATATAATTTTTATTAGGAAGAATTTCTGTTTCTGAAACATTACTCCATGCACTTTCTCCGCTATCTTGTGATGCACCAGTTTTTCCAGTCAGATATAATTTAATACTTGTATCTGGTAATTCTATTGTCTGCATTTGTGGTTTAATAATATTATAATTTTGATTTTCTGTTGCGGTCATCGCCGTTCCACCACCAATAATACCAGTATTTGTACATGCAACATTAGAAATTGTAATTACATATGAATCATGTTCAATAGTTGCATTATTTAATTGATGAGTAGTATTTATTTGTGCTGCTGTTAAACCATTTTCTGCAACAAAACCTGCAAGAGTTACATCATTATCTCCATCACCATACATATTATGATTTGGATGATTAACTCTAATAGTTGTATGTGTAGAATTTGTTAAATATTCTAATGGTGAACCACCTAATGTTTTAGGTTGTACTACATCATTATTCATAATAATTTCTGCAGTACTATTTGTAAAGTTACATCTATTTAATTTAAATTTAAGATCTTTAGTTTGTTCTGCGGTCCAAGTTGAAGCATTAGCAGAAGTAAAGAATACTCCATTATATGCTTGCTTAAGAATTCTTTGGGTTTCGTCGGCTACATCCATAGCACCAACTTCTGCGACCCATACTTTATATGCATCAGAATTAGCAATTAATACAATTGCATATTCCTGACCTGCTTCTAAATAAACAGGATAATCAAAGGCAACATTAGTTGCTGGAGTACCATCTTCAGCATCAACATTAATATCTGAAGGATATACTGTGATATCTGTTCCAGGAATAACTTCTTGAGTAGGATAACCATTCTCAACAGCTCGTATTGAAACTTCTACCGGTATTGAATCGTCGGCTTCTTTTGTAGCAAAATATAAATCTAGACTACTTAGGAATAGGCCGGCCGGAGTTTTTTCTGGTGGAATAGTAAATGTTTGAGCCACCGGATCATACCATCTTACTAATTCATTACTTGTTGTACTTGTTGTTTTAGAAACTTGTGCACCATCTTCTCTTACTTCACTAGTAACCAATCTTGGAATTTTAGTTGAAATAATTGTTTTTTGACGTACTTCAAGTAAACCTGTAGCACTGAAAAATGCACTTGCTTTTACACCATCTGGATTGCTTGCATTTGTAGAAGAATCTGTTAATTTAAATTCTTTTGTTCCAGTTTTAAATTTCATAACAGCGTTTCTTGGAATAATAAATGAACCTGTACATCTTCCGGCCGCATCCGTAACAAGAGATCCTTTTGTTGAACCACCTGATGTGGCAGTTTGAGGATCTGTATTATCTCCATATGTTTTAACATCTGTTCTTGTATTAAATTGTATAAAGTCTGCATCAACATGAGCATAAGGAGAAGAGGTATCAGAAAATTCTTGTCGACAATATGCCGTAACATCTGATCCATTAAAGAATGCATATAATTTTGTATTAGGTTTTAATAGTTCTGCCTGAAAATATATTTTCCTAGATCTCATGAAAGGTATAAAATTAGTTTCTACTACATTACTTCCAACTTCTTTAAGTTGAGTATCAGATGACACTGAAGTTGTTGTACCAGATCTAGATTGTACCCCGGTTAAAGTCGTTGCAGTAGTTGTTTGTTTAATTAGTGCTCTATTCTGACCACCGCCATCGGTAAATCCTAGCTCACCTGCTTCTTGAGCATCCACATTTAACTGAGTTTCTGATGTGCTAACATCTTTACCAGTCCAATTAGTTTCGTATTCGTTCCATACTGTTCCAAAGATACCTTGTTCATCGGCCATTGCAACGAATTGATCATATATACTATTATCATCGATAATAATATCTGGTCTTACATCTATTTCTTTCCAGTTATCTGATTCTGGAGAAAGTTTCATTTTACCTTCCCATACAAATATATTATATGGATTTATAAATTCTGCATAACTTGCATATGGTTGTTCTATAAAGGTTGATGTAGTATATGGTAACGTTACAATACCGCCTGCTGCAGATAATACAGCTTTAGCATCGATTCCGGATGTAGGACTAGCTGAAAGGTCTCCGGCAGTTCTAACCATATTAATCTGAGTTGTGTATTGCTTAGGTGTTAATAATCCTTTATCTTTATCAATAGCACAAGCATTATCTGGATTATTTGGATTACTTATGTTATGGCCATAAAAACCATCAACAAGAAATCCATTCTTAAATCTAGAATTTGAACCTGTAAATAATTCAGTTCCGGCTGCAGTTTTTTCTAGTAAAGATAATGAAGTATAATATTCTAGGTTTTTAACTCTCTTATCAAGCTTACCAATGTCTCTCATAGTATAACGTTTGTTATTTGCAGGAATTGGTTTAATATTAGTTGTATCAAATACATATGGAGGTATAGACATTGTAAATAATGTCATTGCACCAACTACATCATCAGGAGCAGAAGGTTTTAAAGCCGAGGTTCCTGTAAGATATTTGAATTTACCTAAATCAGTTAATATCAGTTTATCTAAACGTGGTAAATATACTTGATTGCTTGTAAAACTAAATATTGCATTTGGAGCCGGTGGAAGTGCCGTTGAGTAATCAGTACCAGTTGACATTTCTGCACCAGCAGTCGGACTACCAGAACCCTTAACTCCTCTAAAATCTAAACAATCTCTTAACTCCATTACACCCCTTGGACCATTATAAGTAGGGATTATAGCATAATCATCTTCATCATATGAATTAACATCAAAGAAATCGCCTGAAGTATGAGTGAAATGATCAAATGTTGCAACATAAGTTCCGTTTGCAACTGTCTGGCCACCTTTTAATTTAATTGAAGATATACCATAATAACTTTCTGATTGACCATCATTAAAAGTAAATTTATCTTTATAATCAACTCCACCATTTGTTAAAGATGTTAAATTAATAACATCACTTTTATCTAATAAAAATTCTGCACCTGCAGATGGATTACTTATTGTAATATTTTTTGTTGTTCCTTCTACAAGAACTTTACTTCTTCTACGTGAGTTAGTAACTAAGGCAGTCACAATAACTTGAACCTTATCTCCAGTTGCTATTGTAAATGAACCATTTGCACTTGTTAATGAAAATGTTTGGTTACCCACACCAGTAACTGATGTAGCTTCTACTGTTGCATTTCCTGCTACCGCAACTTGTATGTCATCATCATTTGCTAATTTACAACCAGTAGGAAGAGTAAATGTTGCAGTATTACTTGAAGCTGTAGTCAATGCTCTATATCTTATATTATATGTAAATGTACTTGAGTTTCCATCAGCCGCTAATACATTAATAGGTAATTTGTATACCAGAAGTTCATTTCCAGATTCAAATGGTGTACCAATATTAGCTGTTGCACACTCTCCAACAAAGCTTTGATATCCTGATAAAGTTTGAACCACATTTTCAACACTACCAAATGATTCGTCGGTCATTACTATATCATAAAGATATAATCTATAATGAGCACCAGTTCCGGCAACATATTCTAGTCCTTTTGCACGAGCCGTTCCTATTGCAGTATCACTTGAATTTCTTAAACTTAATGTTTTTTGTTCTGTTATGTCAGGTATTCCTTTTACAGTTGCTGGATCAAGTTTAATATAGTTACCTACAGGAAGTGTAGTACTTAAACCACTTAATGTAGCTTTATCTGTTGCCGCTCTTGGTTTATCAACAGTAATTGACCCATCACCTCCACCTCCAGTTACTATTCTATTGCCTTGAACGTATGCTGTATTTTTTTCAACAGTAATATTAAATTTATCAACCGAACCTGATGTAGAACGTCCAAAGTTAGAACCATCATTCTTATCTTCTCTAATATCTAATATGAATGGATTGAGTGCATAATTTCCAGATTCTTCATATGTTCTTTCGGCTAAATTAGTATTTAATTGAACAATATCTGCAACATCAAGTGAATTATAAGTTACTATTCCATTTTCAGTTTCTAGTAATGCAATATAATTAGGTTCAGTTCTAGATCCTATGGCAAGTGGTTCGGCAATTAAAGCTGTTGTAAGTTGATATCTATTTGCACCAGGAGCCGCTGTATTTGGTACGCCTTGAGCATTATCTGCTAATGTAACGTCCGTTGTTGAAGTTATGATACTTTCTGTTATTTTTAAACCAAGTCTATATGATGGAGTATTTGTATATTTGTCTAGGACTAATTCTTGTTTAGGTACATGTACAAAGGTGCCTGAAATAAAATAAACACCTTCGGCTATATCAAATTTAGAACCAGTACCAACATGTGTACCATCATTTAAAGTAGAATTTGTACTTGGTGTTGTTCCCACATATTCTGTAGAAGTAGCACCAGTTTCACCCATAACTTTACCGTGTCTTACAACACTACCGCCACTAGAAGTTATAACTTCACCGCCGGCAAATTTGGCTACAGTTTTATTAGGTCCACCTTGAGATTTATATTTAATATATAAAGTAATTGGATCATTTGTATTTGTTAGATGAGCCGGGCCTGTTGCTGCGGCATAGACGGCTTTTACTTCGGCCGTAACTTGATTTCCAGTATTATCATGACCTGTTATAAGTGTTCCAAGAAAATCATTAACATATCCACTAGTTGTATATGAAGCCGCTGAATTTGTTGCAACCGTAGATTGAAATACATCTTCTAATTTTATATAATCATATGTTATGTCTTGTGCATGATTACTTCCGACTACCCTTGAACCGTCTGAAAATGCAAATTGTCCAAATCTATCAAGCTGAGCCTGAAGTGCGGTTTGCATTTGTGTAAGTTCTCTTGCTTGAACAGCAAAGCCGGGTCTAAATAAAATTCTATGATAATTTTTAGACTCTGTGTAATCATCATAATATGGTGGTTGATCATATGTTTTAACTTTCGTAATTGCCATGTTTTTTCTCTTTTATATACTTTAAGTATATTAAAATTCAATAATTAATTTAATGTCTTCAATCTGTGAAGATGATCTATTAATCGGATCTCTATTCTCTAGGAATATTAATTCTCCACTATTTTTCTTTACTTCAGGTGCATAGGCCGTACTGTCTGCAACATCGTCTGCAGCATTACCATACCAAGAAGTACTATCTGTTTGATCTAAGGCAACATTTTGTGTACTGTTAGGAAGTGTTGCAGAAATTGCATCACCCTGTACAAAGTTTCCATATCCAGTTTTAGAATTTTGATAGTAATAGAAAACTTTATTAGTAGTATCTATTTGAACTAAATAAGCTTTAGCTTCAGAAGTTGCTCCGGTAATTAATTGGTCTACCTGATATCCAGATAAGTTAGCATTAGATGCTAGTCTTAAACTATGTCTTGCTCTTAATGTAGATGCTGTTGCTGTAGTAGTAGAACCATATACCTTAGGATTTTTAATTAAACTTACTTGTCTAAAATCTTGTCCGACAGTTAAATCACCAGACTCAGATCCAGAAAGTAGAGTATTAATTCCCACATAAAAGGCTCCAAGTTCGGATATAGGATCTACACCATGTCCATCTTGAGGAGCAATTACTGCTCTTGCAGTTGCTTCGGTACCGCCACCACCGACAACAACTATATCTGCTACAGTATAATCTGTACCTTTATTAGTAACCGTAATTGAGGAAAGTGCATTACTAACCATTACTGCAGTTGCAGCTGCACCAGTTCCGTCTCCGGTAATAGTTAAAGTTGGAGTTGTTTCATAACTTGATCCGGCTGTGACCATTTCAATTCTTTCGATACCGGCCGCTTTAGTAGCATTTAAAGAATTAATTTGTGCTGTTTGGTTTGCATAGTTAATATCTGTATCTGCAAGTCTTCCAAAAGTTAAGGTAGTACCATTAGCTACTGTTCTTGCATTATCAATAACAAGAGTTGTACCTGTTATTGAAACAACTACATCACCGGCTGTTATTCCAGTTCCAGTGACTAACATACCGGCTTTAATATATTCGTTAGCCGCAGTTAAAGTAATAGTTGCACTTGATGAACTGCCGTTACCTCCAGTAGAAGTAGTAGGCATTTGGATAGTTTGAATCGGCATGTATGATACAGTCAGGAATTTTTCTGCATCTGTAACCGTAACTGTTTGTAAGTACTTCCATTTATATCCATCTGATTCTAGTTGTGGATCTGTTTCAATATGAGTAGGTTCTACAGTTGAAGCACCAGAGGCCTCAATACATTTGTAGATTTTAAACTCAGAAGTGATTACATAAAATGCTTTATCGTAAATTGTTGCATCGTCTGAATCCCATGCGATATAAGTTGTACCTGAAGTCCAAGTATGTCTTGGTACGATGTGAGATATATCAGAAGAAGATACTTTCTTCATACCTATCATATTTTGATAAGCTTCACTAATATCGTCGATACGATCGCTGGGGGTGAATGGAGTGGTGTCGGTGATGTCACTGGTCGTAGTTGACCAAGCATCGGCTTTACCAATACCTATATATACGCTATTAGATCCAACGTCTTCTTTAAAATTTTGTGCGTTGACTACTCTAAACGGTGTAGTTACTATTGCTGTCATGGTTTATTCCTGATTTATAATTGTTTTCACGTTATAACTATTTATACTAGTTTTATATGTGTTTTTAATGATATTGTCAGAAAAAAAGCTAATTGGATAATTATCTCTAAATTTCTTTAAAGCATAATATGAATTTTCTTTCCTTCCGTGATAATCGTTTAATTCTATTGTTTTAAATCCAGTAGAATATGGTCCTGCATCTATATTTGATATATGATTTAACATTATTATCGCTATTTCATCTACATCTTTTCCTCTACCTTCACTAGAAGTAGGAGAAGATATACGAATAACAGGATCTTTAACATATCCATTACCGGCATTATTTACTGTAATTCCAGATATTTCTCCTTCGGCATCTAAAGTAACTGTTGCTGTTGCAGTTACATTAGTACTTAATAAATTTCCATCCGCATCAACAGAAGTCGGCGCGGCAATGGTTAGTACCGGAGCATGATGGTATATTTTGTCTGCTAAATTACTTAAATATATATTTTGAATTCTTCCTACATTAGGGGCTGCAGTAACTAGGGTATAAGCCGAAGTATATCCGGACATTGAACCAGAAACTGTAACGGTTTCTATAGATCCATTTTCATCTAAAGTAGTTACTACTACTGCACCGGACCCAGAAGATTGTACTGTAATTCCACCATTAGCCGTTGTCGGAGCAGTTGTGTATCCCCATCCTTTTTCTAGAATAGTAATACCTTCAATTTCTCCGGATCCAACGTTAGTCGATAATGTGGCAGATCTGTTTATTCTACTTACAAAGTTAGGTAAGAATGTTGAAGCAAAAGCTTCGACCAATACCATAAGATCTTCTAGACCAATTACGCCTGGTTGTAGGCCCGGCATAGAAGATAAAGTTTTTCTATTTGTTCTACCATAGATATCTTTATATCGATACATTATTCCGGTCAAAGGATTATTATTAGAATCTAATAAACCTTCTACTTGAATATCACCATCACCATCATTAGTTGTTGCATTAGCTCCTGTTCCTACTGTATAAGATGATATTCTATCGTTATCACCTAGGGCCGCACGAGTTAATTGTGTTAAAAGTAAAATTTCACCAAAGAAGACAAAGCCGGCCGGATGAACTAGTCTTTCGAATGCCGCCGACCAGTCCGATAAATTTTTACCAGTTCTTACCAAGTAAGAAAATTTTTGATAAAATAAAGAATCTTGTATTTTTGATTTATTAGATAAAAAACCTTTATTATCTAAATATCGATTTAATCCAACATCCCAATTACCTTCTGAAGGGATAAAAGTATTATCCCATGGATAAGCAACTTCTACGTTTTCATTAAATAATAGCCTAAAAAATACTTCTACAGAATCTTGAGAACCTTTTAATTTATAAAAATCTGTTATGTTTTTATATAATGATCTTTTATCTACTGTCAGATTTCTTGGTATGGCAGCGGCAATTTCTTTTTGCATTAATTCTAAATAATCTTCTGTAGTATCATCGATATTCATTGCTTCTTCTATGGCATTAAGAATATAAGAAGGTCCTGGTCCTACCCAATATTGTATAGGTGTAGTTAGTGTCGCAGTTTTTGCATTTCTAGAAATCGCCGTAGTTCCGGCTCTAGAATTTGCTGTGATTGTTATTGTAGGTGGACTATTTTCATCGTATCCTGTCCCGGCATTTGTAATAGTAATTACAAGACCACCCCAATTTTTGTTATTATCTAATGTTGAATAAAGTGTTGCAGTCGCTGTTGCCGTTGTACCAGAACTTGGTGCGGCAATAGTTATAGTAGGAATTGCAGAAAAATCTGTGTCTCCTTCCTGTGGATATCCAAACCCGAAATCTCCGGTCAATGAAGTAATTGTTCCATTTGCATCTACGTTAGCCGATAAAGTTGCAGAGCTATATTTAACATCACTTAATCCAGATACAGTTAAAGTTTTACCTATTTCACTTGTAGAATTTTTTAAAGAACCCGGAAGTTCATTTCCATTTGTTATTGAAATATTAGTGCCACTTAAAGGAATAGTATCTGTTTTATTTCCTGTACTAGGATTTATAGTATCTAATGCAATTACTAGAGAAGAATCTGCTCCAGTTTCATCGGTATAAAAAGTATTATTCTCATTATTAGGATCTGAAATTCTGAAAACGGCTTTATTAGAAAGAATAACATCAGTATGAGACTCATCTGCTGAATATAGAAATTCATCCATATTCATAAATTTATAATAATTTTCTAGAAGTTGTTTTATTCCGGTTTCACCAGAATTTTCTAGTATTTCAGGAGGAATAACTTGATCTAGACGAAGATCTTCTTTTGTCTTTCTTGTTAAAGACGCGACGGACTCCGTATAATTAGGATTCTCAAAGTCTGATCCGTATCCGGCCATTATCTTACCTTAATCTCGATGTAGTTGTATAATCTGTAGTACCAGATGATCCTGACAATGCTATAGTATCTTCTTCTGCAGTCATAGTAGTTCTAGTAGAATCAATTTTTAATAATTGATCTCTTTTAGGAGCTATATCTAAAGAATCTGGAGTGACAGTAATTCTGATATCTGTTAAACTATCAGGAATATAATTGTTTATTGTAATTGATCCTTCCGTAGGATCTAATGTTCCAGCATCGGCAATAACTGTAATATTAGTTCCAGTATCTATCTTATACACATATACTTGTCTTATTGTTGAATCATCAATAGGCTTGTCTGCAAAATAATAAGTATCTGCTCCTTTAGTATATCCAGTAGAACTCATAACCGAAGCCGTAGTTCCAGAAGGAACAAATAAAGGTCCGGCAAAAGTTAATGTATGTGAGTTTTTATTAGTTATACTAGTAGGAGTTATATTTTGATATAAGTAAGGTCTTACTGTTGAGTTCAAAATAGAAGGATCGGCTGCATCAATTGCTTTTGTTAAGGCCGAATGTCTAAACACACCATCAAATTTATTTAAATTGTTTAAATTAAAATCTTCTATAGTATCTGATACAACTGCTTTTAATTCTATTCCAGTTCTGTCTGTTAGATTAGGATTAAATTTAAATGTTACATCTAATTCTAAATTTGTAAAATTAGGATCTAAAATAACTGGAGTAATTGATACTACATTTTTTCCTTTAAGAACTGAATTAGTAATTTCTATTTTCTCGGCCGAAGTTAAAGTGTCTGCAGTATTTGGTTTAATACATATAAATATTTTTCCATAGTCTGGGATTTCCTGATCTTCACCACCCCAAGTAGATATTGCAGAGATATTAGAAAATTCTCTTTGAATAATAGCACGATAATCATCTGATGTCACGGCTCTATTTTGAGTCGTAAATGTAAGAGGAGCATTGTATCTTATTGACTCAAGTGTTTCTTGGTCAACTCCACCTGTGGCATTACTAAGGGTCGTAACTGCAATATTACTACCTCCAATTCCTCCTATAGAATCTTCGGCAGAAAATACCGAAGCACCATTAGATACATCACCACTAGAATAAACGTAATCTAAAGTGACAATATTATTATTTTCTGGTTTAGTTCCAGTCACACCATCACCAAAATATATTTCATAAAATCCATTTGAATTTTCTTGAAGGTGATATATTTGAGAAGATGAAGTTACGTTTAAAAGTGTTGTAAATTTGCTATATATTTCATACTTAGTTGATTCTTCGTTCGCCTGTACACGTACGCGTAGGCTAGAAGTATCTGCATTCTTATGTGCTAATTGATGTTTTTGGTTTTCTAAATCATTATCAACTCTATATTTAATAGAACTATAAGTACCTTCAGCGATACCTACATTATCAAAAGTAAAAGTATTTCCAGAAATACCTGCCGTCTGTGTTTCTAAAGTGACAAATTGAAAGGTTTCGCCTTCGACCGAAGTAGTAAAACTTGTTCCTCTTGCCATTTGTAAAGAAGTAGTAGTTGTATCTGAAGCAGGCCTAGTTACGACAACTTTAATAGAAGCTCTAGGAGATAATTGTGATCTAGGAACATAGCCTAGCATTCTCGCTCTTGAAACTGCATTACCTCTTATTTGAGCCGAGTCTAAGAAAGCTTCATTAAGGGCTAAATGGGCTGCCATTGCATTGTAGTGTGTATTGTAAGCGAGTACATCTAATAGTACGCTTAATCCAGATCCTTCAAAATCATAATCACTAAACTCAGTTTGCTGTTTTAAATAGTTCTTTAAGTTCTTTTTTATATCTGGAAAATCTAATTCTGTTATTTTTAAGTTTGTTGCCATCGGTTTACCTTAGTCTTTGTAGTCCAACTTCTACAAATGCATTTGTATTGAACGTTTTTATTTTAAAATTTATAGTTACGTCCCAAGTATTTGTATCTGATCGGTCTGTTATATCAATATAGTTAACACTTATTCTAGGTTCATAGTTAGCTAAAACGTCTTTTATACTATCTCTTAGAGAAAGCTTTGTAGTTAATCCGGCCGGTTCAAAAAGAAGAGCTCTTAAGTTAGAGGCTAAATTAGGTTGAAACGGTCTTTCATATATATTAGTTAATATTAAATTCTTTACTGCATTTTTTATTGCGGCATCATCTTTAAGTGGGATTATATCCTTACGAATAGGATGTAAAGTTAGAGCTAAATCTAGGTCGGCCCAAGCTCTTTTTCTTGAGACTCTGCTTACTGCATTAACAGCACCTGATTTGTCGCTTATATTTGTCATACTACTATTTATACTTATACACTGTTAGGAATTATTAAATATTTAATTCCTGCCGTTGCACCAACATTTAAAACTATACTAGAACCAGTATCGGCAGTATAATTAGAGCTGGCCAGTATGGTTGTACCAGTAAATACTGTGACATCATCTACAGTATAACTCAAAGTATTACCGTTTGCATCGGCTCCTGAAAATTCTGTCTGTCCTTCTGTTGCAACATATTCAAAAAAATCAGTCATTGTATAAGAAGTTCCATTATAAGATCCTTCGGTCGGAGTCGTAACACTAGATATAGTCGGAAGAACTGAAGTAGATGTACTAGTTATTTGAGTAATTCCAGTGACAAAGGCTAAGTCAAGAGCCTTTGGAAATCCTACGAGAGTTAAAAAATCACAAAATGTAAATGTAATCCATTGTGTTAATGCTCCTAATCCAATCATTTCAAAAAACTTGGCTACGATTTCCATCCATTTCTTCATTAGATATAATTGCCAATTCTCTTTAAACTCGGCCATTTCTTCTTTTAATCTATTTATTTTAACTTCGGCTGAATCAAAGGCTTCATCCCAAGTGCCACCAATAAGATCTATTACTTTAAATCCAAAAAGCTCAAGATCTTCTATACCTTTTATTATTCCTAAATTTAATTCTTCTTTTAAGGCATCTTTGGCCTCTTGAGAAGGATCGTCTCCTAATTCTGCAAGTGCCGTGGTATATTTTTCTTTTTCTCCATCAGCTGCTTCTTTAACCATTGTTTCAATATCTGGAAGAGGAGTTAAACTAACAAAAGAAGGTAATCCTAATAATTTCCAAACATCTTCAAAGACTCCTATTACGGCCGAAAATCCTGCAGTCATTATTGCATTCATTAATTTTATACATTGAGATTTTATATAGGCTAATACTTGTTCTGCTTTGTATTCATCACTTTCAAATCCAAATTCACCACCATAAGATTTAAATTCATCTGGAAGCATTTTCCAAAATTTATCTATATCACCTTTTATTTCATCTTTTACGGAAGATGGATCTTTAATAAATGCTATTAGATCTATTGAAATTCCTAATACATTTACATTAAATTCAATTGGAACAACAGTAGCTATAATTTCTAGAATAGATTTTTGGACAAACATATTGTAGTCCTCTCTAAGCCTAGAAATTAATTTTTCCCATTCTTTTCCGGGAATATATGGATGTTTATTTTTAGGATCCCATTGACTTAATGCATCTTTAATTCCTTCTAATAATTCATCAAGTTGTTCTGCCTGATCTATCCACTTTTGAGCTTCATCTCCGGCAAGGCCTTCTGCATAGGCTCTTAGTCTAGCGGGAAAGGAT